GAGATCTGTATACACATTGTATAAGTAATACCCACTCCTTATCATCTCTTTACTTACAACATCTTTATATATAAACAATTTTCTAACCCAGCATGTAAATCCAATATTAGCAAAAACAGAACTTACATTCATAATACTATAGGCATAACCTTCATCACTTTTTATAACATCGTCATAGTTCATTCCTGCTAATGAATGTAAGTTATCATAGTATCTATCATCTAATCTATAGAGTTTATTACCAAGCAAGCTGTTATCTATAAAATTAACTAGCTGATGTTTTTCAATATCAATTTTTGCATATAAAGTTCTCTTATTACTACAATAACCAAATCTATCACATACAACAAAATCATAAATTTTTAATGTACTATCAAAACCTTCCAATAATGTATCATTAAATTGCTTATTTGTATCAAACATTTTGTACGACACATCTTTACTTAAGAAGATGTCTAAATATTCTTCTATATAACTATCATTCAAATAATAAAATGTACCACCTATATAGAAATTAGTATTAGGTTGCTTATAAACCCTTATCTTATAAGGTTCTAAACTGTAAGGATGACTGTATGAAAATAAACTTTTAAACTCATCAACAAGCATACTCGGCAAAATGCGTATTCCAAACACACCTTCTGCAGAAGTATCATTTATGCTATCACAATTATCAACTGACAGTGGACAACTTGCTGTACCGCCTGTACAATTATCATTACTAACTACTATAGGCCCAGCAGTATAATTATTAACTACTGGCGGTAAATTATGTGCTACATTTAACTTAACGATAGCCATTAGAATGCTATTTTTCCTGAACCTTCGTCAGATATACCAAATATAGTTTCCACAGTATAGCCATCAGGATTATCCTCAGCTACATATTTTAGCTTACCATCCAACAAATCCTGTTTAGTAACAGATATGAAAATGTCATCACCTATATAATTTCCGTCATATTCAAAATGACCAAGCGGGACACTTACGTTTATATATATGCTGTTAATATCATCACCTTCAGGATCTTCAAACACACTCTTGAACATATCATAAGTAAGTATCTGCTCACCACAACATGGAACATTTATCTCTAAATCGTTAACTATAGGTGCACTGTTAAACGTAGAACCATATTCAGCAAAGAATGTCTTGTAATCAATGCCATACTTTTCTAAACAACAAGCTAAATCTTCTACATTAAATAGCTTCTTGATAAAATCTACATCAGCATTCTCACTCGCCATGTGTACGTATAACGACAAATAATGTACAAGGGACGTTTTTATGCTTGCTTCGTGATTACAACGTGTACCTACAGATTGACAGTATCTACATGCCAATAGACCAGTCTCTATAAAACTGGCATCTTTCAATACTTCATACAAAGAAAGCACAGGAATACCTAAATTACCGCTAACTTCACTGATACTACATAGTACATCTTCAAATTTTAAATCTTTATTGCAGCAATTACATATGTATCTAGACAAATAATATGAAGTATCTTTAGCTTTTGTATAAAACCAAACAAAAGAATGTGTAATAGATGAATCGGTTATATAATATACACCATCCTTTTCCAAGAGATATTCTACATAAGAAGGATTGGAATCTCCTTCAATTTTTTGTAGTAATATCTCTGTTTGAGCACATCCAAACGGCCTGTACTCAAGCTTATACGATTGAGAACCAATTATTAACTTATTTCTCTGTAGTGTATACATAAGCAATAGTTTGGAGGGCAGTGTTACCTGCCCTCCGTTAAACTATTATCCTTCAGATTCTTCAGCTGCGTAACCTAACAAAGTATCCAATGCTCCGGTAGTAGTTGTATCACTTACAGGAACGGCAATAATGAGGTCTTTGTAGTGATGTGTAGGCTCTACAAAGTTTCCGGTTACAGTATCAAAACCAATCACATACTGTACATATTTGGTATCTTTGTCAGCAGCCATATCACGTTCAATGAGCGGAAGAGGTGCATAATTGGAAAAGCGATATACACCACTCTTGTCATTCCAGCCGGAAGCAATCATTTCCAAATGTTGGATATCATATCCATTGCCAATAGCCGGTTTAGGAGCTTGCACTTCTTCTACCTTACCATTGTCACATGTAAAGCCGTCACGCAATCCTACCTGTACATAAGTTACACGCGGATGAGCGTAGTTGTTAGACAGGCCATTGCACATAGCATACAAAGCAGTGCTGTCAACTTCTACAACTACATCGGACAGGTTGTTTTCGTCATTGTAGTCAGCACCTTCAGTTTGTTCAATGAAGGCATCAATATCACTAATATCCGATCCGTCAGAACGTTTTACAGCTTTAGCATGCAAAATGCCTTCATTGTCATTGTTAATAGCCTCCATCAAAGCTTTAGTAAGCTTGTTAGGATTCTCATCCGTACAACCGGGACATCCTACAATAACGGAAAATACCTTATTCCAAGGTGCAAAATTTGCACGATACAAAACGGTATTACTTACACTGAAGGCTACAGTATATACCTGATCACATCCATTAAGTTTGTAATCGGTAATCTTTACAATCTGATTCTGAGGATCTGCCGGTTCAATCTTGTGGTTGTAAATGATGTGATTCTTTTGGATAAAATCACCATACGTCAATTTACCGTCAGGATCCTTAACTGCAAAGTAAAACTCTTTTACAGAATCATCAATTTCCGAAATTGCTTTTCCATCGCTAGTGGAAAATACACCTACTTGTCCTACATTCAATTCGTAGGGTTCTTTACCGGCATCCAGCAAACCTTGATTGCCGGAAGTTACCAGTACGCGGAAGTTTTTGTTTTCTAAAGTACTCATGACTTTTGATTTTTAGTTATGTTATTTGTTTGTATTGAAGTTGTGAACCTTTCATATTGCGGTCCACAGTATTTTTTAATCCAGATGAGGCTATATAAACAGCCAAGTCTACAATTTCCAAGCACACATTGTCATTAAAAGGACAGTGTTCAAAACCTTCCAACCTAATTCCTCCGGGAGTTACATAATAACCTTCAGGAAACTCTCCTGCTGCATGCATATATTTAGGTTTGGAAATGTACGTCAAAGATAGGGATTTTAACTGCATCCCCTGAGCATCTGGAAACTTAATTTTTGTGTCTTCAAATATACCGTTTACTTCTCCCCACTCGAAAGAGGATTTGTTAAACTCATCCTTATCGAACTCATCATCATGCTGTCTGATCCTAAGTATGAGGTCATCCCTGGTACAACCATCCTTATCTGCACTTATTCTCCCCGATACAAAATAGAAATAGTCATCAGGAAGTTGTACTTCATAATTTAGTATAGGAAGAGAGGTACTACGGACTATAGGCGATATGCTATCTATATGTCGTTGGGAAAGCTCAAAACCGTGTATGGACGAATAAAAAGGCTCAGCTATTTTGCTAATATAAGTTACCAAGGCTTCGTTTAGGAAAGTATCTATTTCCGGGATGATAAAGTCACGTCCTTGGTTGGTTCCAACCTTTTCCCACTTAAGCATGAAATTATAATGCATATCACGTATGTCCATAGTACCTCTTCTATACTTGTTGTTAGCTCATACTCTCAATCTTTGCCAGCAGCTCTTCATTCTCCGGCAAGGACAGGAAATCTACCGCATCCTCAATGTCTTGGCCAAGTTTTATGTCAAAGTACTTGTAGCCAAGGACACCTTTCTTGATGATTCCTTTGCTGACAGCTTTTTGAACGATTGCTTTGATGGTTACACGTTCTTTGCTGTCTTTCATCAAGTCAAGGACTGCTTCCGGATCTTTCTCAATCAATGCGCCAAGTTCAGCTTGCAACTCGTCGTCAGAGATATTCTTAAAGTTCTTTCCTGAAAGGATAGTAACAATATTCAACTTCTCCTGACGACTGAGCTTAAGCAGCTTGGCATAAGCATTGGCCTTCAATTCCGTAATAGCAGCTTTCTTAGCAATTTGTTCCATACTGTTGACAAAGTAGTGAGTAGCCTTATCCGCTAATCCGCTCTTCCACTCATCGAGAGACTTGGCAACAATAGGATGTTGCTGCAAATACTTAATCTTGATAAAGTCATACGGCTTGGTAGAGTCAAGCAGTATGGAAGCTCTCGGCAGCTTGGTAGCTACACGTGGCGATTCCCAGAAAGGATGAGGTTTGTTGGGATCAAAGTCGTCAGAAAGATCATCTTTAATCCCCTTACTCCTCAACCATTCGATGTCCTTTTCCGTGAGCCCCGTACGATATTTCATCGTATCGGGGTCCACGTAAGGATATACAATCACTGAGGTATTGAGAGTGTCTCCCTCAGAAAGTCCGTGCCATTTGTCTACTGGCAAAGGTTCGATCTTATACAGCATATATAGTTAGGTTTAGTATGCTACAGCACCCGGAATAATTTCTCCGGTACGCGTCACATCGGTTACTTGAACGCCCAAGACGTCATTAATAATCATCTTGTAACCGTTCATTTCGTGAGCGATGTGACCGTTTTTAACCGGACCTGTAGGACCATACAAACCGACTTTGTAACCGAAGGCAAATCCATCACGTTTCTTCATAATAACGATGTTCTTTTGTTTGCCTCCACCAAAGTCGAGGAAGGTCATACGTTGCGATTGAGCAGGCAGTCCGGTAATAGGGTCAATAGCCGAGAACAAGGAAGGATCGTCATACAACGGTTGATGATACAATTCCAGGCTAATACCATTGACCATATTCAATTTGGTGATTTGATAACCGTATTGCAACGAATTTTTATGGTATACGGAATTATCTTTCTTGGTAATGGTCTCAATGTTCATTACCGTACCGGTTTTCTCCATGATATCTTTACCCAAACGGTGGAGATTAGAGATACCGTATTCACCGGAGAAACCTTTTACGTCACGTCCTACACCAGGCTTACGACGACCGAAGAAGATAGCTTGGAAGAACTCTTCAATCATTCGATAAGTTGTACGTACGGGACGTGCAATGTTACCGTCTTCAAGCTGTTCGAGGATACCGGGACCAGCCGTTACGGGACGACCGGTATTGTCTTGTACCGAACGCGTAGAACGCGAGAACCATACCGAATATTCTTTTTCACGTTCCCACTGAGCGAAGTATTCGGCTTCAGCATAGCGGATCCAACGAGTGGTCGTTCCACCACTACGAGTAGGGAGCTTAACACTCAATACGGACGTAGAAGCGTAGTCAGTAATTTCATATTCTTTTTTCAGGTGAGTCATACGACCACGGAAGGTCAGCCACGAACCGAATTGAGTGGAACCGGCTTTGTCGGAACCTTCACCATAGTTGGCAAAGAGTTTCGACCAATACTTACCTTCTTTCAAATATACTTCAGGAAGTACCAGGTTATCGTCATCCGTCATCAGGCGCAACGTATACACATAACCGGCACCATTAAATTCCGGACCGGACTGGATACGTGCCAAGAATTTCAGCGGAGCTTCCAACGGACGGATGAGGTCACCAAACTTGTACCAAGGTTTTTCAAGAACAATCTTAAATACATTCTTAGCTCGTCCGATGTTAGTTCCGCTTTCCAGCTTTTGGACAACCATCAACGGACGACGGTCGGCTCCTTGTACTTTCCATTCCCATTCGATGTTGTCAGTAGTGTCAGTGGCAACACTACCTCCCAATCCGGAAGTAATGTAGTTGCCATCACCCAAGTTTTCAGCTGCAAACAATTTGTTTACAACACGACTGTATTTACCAGGCTTAGAAGCCAGGAGATAACCGAGATGGTTCATCTCGGTGAAGTTGGCATTCATCTCGGTTTGCGAGACAATCATTTTGCTTACTGCAGGCATAACTCTTTAATTTTTGAGGTTATTTAGATGAGGAAGTCCTCGTCAGACTTCCTGATTTTTTTCTTCGTAGTCTTGGCTTTAGTGTCACCAATTAACTTCTCCAAATTTAGGTTGTTTTTTAACAACTTTGCAAGCACTACAAGCTTATTTTTATCGCTTACAATACGCTGTAAATCGGCCTGAAAAGGTGTCAAAATACGCCCGTCTTCCGTCTTTACTGTTTTGTCATACAGATAGTTAGGTAAATTTTTAATGTCATCTTCACTAAATTTGATACCGTCTACCTCTTTATTCTTAAGAAGGTCCTCTCGCAGCTTTTTCTTGGCTTGAACGATAGCTTCTTCTTCTCTCTTTTGACGTTCAAGGGCTTCTTTTTCTTTGCGCTTTACAAGCTCTTGTTTTACTTGCTCCAGCTTTTCATTAAATTTAGTAGCTACATCCTTCAGATTCCCAGCTTTCTTGAAAGCTTCGATGTTAGCTTGTACAATGTCGGGATCTTCGCCTTTCAACTCATAATACTTCTTGATAGCTGCAATTTGACCATCTTCGGTACTGAGGTCAATGGTATCGTCAGACACAACTTCTTTAAACTCCTCTAATACTTTGCTAAGTGGCTTACCGGAGAGTACTTCACGATTGATTGCACGTACTTCCGGAGGAAGCTTTGAGAGTGCACTTTCAAGCCGCTTATTTACATAAAGCTCAATTAAGTCCTCAGGCGATTCGGCTTCCTTGATATCTTCTCCAATAACTTCTTTAATACCTAATTTGTTAGCCAGATATTCTACATTTCCTAAGTCTCCACCCGTTTCTTCGTCTGTGACATTATCTTCACTCTCTTCACTTTTAATTTCTTCTTCAGTAGCTTCTTGTTCAGATTGTTCGTCTTGTTGTACTTCTTCATCTTCTTGAAAATCTTCTTCCGGTTGTTCTTTGTCCAAAGGTATTTCCTTTGATTCCTCTTCAGCTATCTCCATAATAGCTTCTAAATCGGCATCAAAGATGTCGTCAAATACTTGTTCTTTTTCGTCCATATTTATTCTGATTTAGGTTTATTCTTAAGTTCCTTTGCTTTTTGCTGCAATGCTTTCTCTTGTAAGTCCACTTGTTTCTCCTGTACACGTACTGCACGTTCGTCTATATTAAGCTTACGCTCTTTAAGAAAAATTTCAAGATAATCATTTACTCCATCTTTATCTTTGTCTACATCAGGATTGAAGGAAGCACCTCTCAAACTCTCAGCAAGTATAGTACGCTTAATATCTCCTTCAATTTTCATCTTAGCAATCTCTTTGTCCACCTCTTTCAATTCACGCTTGAGGTCAGCCTCAGCTTGCATCTTTTGTTGCTCAAGAGCCATCTGTTGCTGAGCAGCTTCCTGAGCACGCTGCATAGCTTTATCTTCTTCTACCTGAAGCATCTCTTTCATTTGTACCACATCTTCTTCAAGTAATATATTCATAACGGTAGACAAGGATACTGTTTGATTTTGGAGAGCGGCGTGAGCAAGTTGTATAAGGGCTTGTTTTATCTCTTCAAACTTCTCATTGTCAGCTACAAACACTCCATAAGTGGTGTTGTTGAGAATATCCTTATCTAACTCTATATACATCTTACTCATGTCGTCAAGGATGTATACAAGCTTACGCTTCTTACCTCGTGCATAGATAACTCTCGCTACATTCAACAGCTGTGTAAGCACATTTCCTCTGACGATAGAGTGCAAAGCAAATAACGGAGAAAGTAAGTTTGTAGAAAGGTTTATAGTCTTCTCTACATTTTTAGCAGGCATATAAGGGCTTATTTGACCCTCCAATTCTGAAGGGATGCCTATAGAATCGGCCAGATGATTCTTAATTACTTGCAATGCATCTATATAACGTTTAATGTCGCTTACAAGAGACATATCCAATACACGAGCAGCATTGTTGGCATCAACATAACCTTTACCTTCTTCATAGGGATTAAATAAAATGACGGGAGATTTCTCCACCATTTCAAGAAACTGATCTACAGTCATTTCGTCCGGAACAATACCTATACTCATCAACAGCTTTTTACCCCTGTCAGAGGCGAGAACCATTTCCAATCTATAGTACAAAATATCATACAGGTATTGATAAATCTTCACTTTGGACACAAGGCTAGCTGATATAGGACCTATATATCCTACATAGGGGAGTTTTACCTCATACATACTGTCCACATCCATGTATGAACCTGGAACTTCTCTCATGCCGAAATAGATGTCAGTACCTATCTTGTATCCCTCATATACTACTGGAATCCACTTATCTTCTATAGAAATATCGCCTAATTCCGGATTAAGTTCATAATCACTGCTTACAATCTTTTCATATATCTCTCCACTGTCAAAATCGATGTATTTGAGGATACGTACGTTGTTTTGAGCTTTCCATACTACATGGTATACACTTGTGAATGGATCTTTGAATCCATCCTCTTCCTCATCTACACTAGCTAAGTATTCAGAATAGTACTCGCTTATATTTTCTTCAATTAAGTCTATCTCCGTATCGCTGAGAATGTCTCCGAAGTTGTTTACAATCTGATTAAGCGTCATTCTGTATTCGGCAATGGCGAAATCACCATCTTCTACAAAGAATGACGTCCTGTCGGAAGTAAATCGAAGAACATCTACACGTTCTAAATAAGGTTCTCCGTGAAGCTCTTTAACTCGATATATCTCGGAATTTGTTACCAGCAAGTCTTTTAAACCTTCTGAAAACATATATCTTAGTCGAAACTTATATCTGAAATACTCAAGCAATTGACTGCCAAGTATTTCATGCATCGACTGAGGATTTCGTTTTAGATATCTGTAAAACTCTTCAGGCTGCTTGTCAGTCTTTCCTTGTATGTACTGAAGTACATAGCCTGTCATCAATTCCAACTCCTTGCGCTCAGCTTCTGTTGTTGCTGATTGATTTACAGCAATAACGCGCTTAGAAAAAGGACGTTTTAAGTCTATGCCTAAGACAGTGTTTATCTTATTTGATATAATATCCTTATGTGTAAGCTTCTTTATAAGATTACTTTGCATCTTGCCGTATGGCTCAAGTACACGCTCCAAATCATCTTTAGGAAGCTTATTGTTCATCAACTTCCTATTAACCAAAATTTGCTGCTCCCTGTGTGACAATTCTTGAGGGATGTCAATGCCGTAATTGTGATAGTGATAGCCTATCAGCGAATCAATCGTATCCTTAAACCACTGTTGTCCGTTAGCGTACTTTTTACGCTCCGGAATGCGAATTTTATATTTGGACGGTTCCATATGCACAAAGATACAGAGTAAATATTATCCGTAATAAAGTTCTTTTAAAACATTATAAGCACTCTTAGTAGCTGACTGTGAGCGTTTTACGTAAGGGTTGTCTACAAATGTCTCCTCATACATTTGGAATAAAGCCATCATTAATGCCATGGTAGCATCAACATTTATCTTTCTGTTGTATAATGCCAACTCCTGCAAGATACGCATGCAGTAGATTTTATTGAGCATCTTCAAAGGTCTCCCGTTCTCATCGGCTCCTATTTGTGTCTCCAGCCAATTGTTTATTAGCCCCTCACCAAATCTTTTTATGCCGTCTGTCATATGTATGCCGAAGACACGTTGGACATTTGACACTTTGACAGCCTTCGAAATAACGCCGTTTGGCTGCATTGCAAGCCATTTAAGCGCCTTTTGTTGCCTAAAATATGCTCTAACACTAGTGACCATGTTTTCGTGCATTACAGGCGAATTATAGAGCTGTCCTATCATGAGGGCCATCCTGTCATTTCCTTCATTCTTTCTCCTGCCTACCCACACAGCTGCTATCTCGCCAGCTTCAAAAGGCGATACTCTCGAAGATTTCAACACTACAACAGATGCATAAGATGTACCTTCTTCTAACTCACGTACTGGGTCATAACCTATATAATAGCTTCCAAACGGAAGATTTTCTTTAGGAGGAGAGAACACTACCAAGCAGCCGTCTTTCTTTTTAACTATTTGCTTAAAATACCTGATAGGTGTACAGGAGCCGTCCAGTATAGGTTTCATATCTATGTTTCCGTCTTCGGTATAATACAGCTCTACAGGCATAGACTTTTTCTCATGTAAGTTGTAAGCCTTCACAAACTGTTCCTGCTTCCTAAGCTCCATTGTAGGGAAAATGTCGTCCTTAGAAACAAGAAAAGCCTCTACAGGTCCAAAGGGCATCTCCTGCATATAAGCTATCAAATCCTGCTCGGAAGCGCCCGCTTTTTTTAACTTGTCTCTTTCTGACTGTATGTATTCTATAGCTGCAGGCTCATCGCTATTTCCCTGC